TCTGAGCCTTTTCCTTCAGTTCTGCATAGTCGCTGTACTTCTCGACTCGTTTCGCTACGATGCGGTTTACATCGTCCTGAGTGAAGGTTTTCTGCTCTGCCTGTTCTGTCTCTGCGTTCTGAGTAGTGGTTTCCTGATTTGTAAGGATTTCAGTTTCCATTTAGTTTCCTCCTTCGAGTAATAACCTCGTTTAAGGGACGAGTTCCCAATAAAAAAGCACCTGTTACGGTGCTATGTTGAACTATTTAATTAAGTTGAATAGAATCCCCTTGCGAACTCTCTCATTTAAGTGCTATGAGATGGTTATGGTGCAATCGCCTGTGAAGGTAACTACATACCCACCTTTGCCCACATTCTGAAGCGTACAGTTTCCGCTGACTGATATAGGATTTTCGCCTGCAAGCTCAACAAACTGAAAAGCAGGCATGGCATCGGATGTTTCTAATATCCATGTGTGAAATGTGGTGTCTCCGATTTTTTCATCGGTCATATATATCTGAGAGTAAAAGTGGTTGTTGTATTCTAAAAGACCATATATCGGTTTGCCAGATATTCTTTCTTCATCACTGCCCCAAAATGTAGTATATGCTTTACCTATTACCGTTACATTTGCCTTTGTGAAACCGTCACCACCACCGCCACCGCCTTCGGTCAGCTGTTCTCCGAGTAAGTTGTCAAAATATTCAATTGTTGTAGGTAAAGTATTTTCCATTGTTTTGCTCCTTTCTGTTTTTAATTCGTTGACGTCGCCCATGGGCGCTCTCGGGTGCTAAGTTAACTTATTTTGTTGGTTCTTCTATGTATCTGTATCCGTATTTGGGGGCATTTTCTTTGAGCCATTTGCCCTGCGCGTTGCGATGCCACTCAATTACTCTGTCATACCCTTCCCTAAACGCTTTCGTGCGTTCGGCTCTGTCTACTATGCTTTCGGTTTCCTCTCTGACTATCCTTCTCCTTCTTGCAGCCTCGTCTTCGAGTTCGTCGAAAATCTTTCCATAGGCTTCCGTGAAAAGCCTGTCCTCGCCTTTAAGTTGCTTTGGGTCTACAGCTTCGAGAATGAAAGTTTTTTCTTTGGACACAGCGCGAATCTGTTTATATCCAGCCCTTTCAAAACCCTTAACATCTTCCACCGAAAACGTGGCTGGTGCTGGATGATTATGAGAGAAAAAGAATCCCGCTACAGGAGGTTCGTGCACCGATACCCTGTTGCTCCTCCCTTGAGACTGGTCGTATATTCTCCCGTCAGGGAATGTGATAATTGCTCTCTCGTTCTCAAGGTTTTTGGCCTTCTTCTCAAAGTCCATAATCGCTTTATTTGGCGCAATAGGTATAAACTCCTCAGCCTTACTTGATTCAGCCCCTACAATGTCCTTATTTTCGGCGTAGAAGCGTCTGCGTAGGTAATTAATCTTGTCGTTCGGGGTAGTGCCTTCAGCCTCGTCATACATCATTTTAAGGGCTTCGGGGTCGTATCCCTCTACGTCCACATCCGAACTGAATCTAATCGCATAAGTGCAGTCGCAATTCGCGTGGACGTGTTCTGCGTGGCCGTTCTTGATAGCCTCCTTCGATGCCCTTTGCCAGCCTCTCGATGCGAGTGTGAGACAAAAAGCACAAGTGTCGCCTGATGGAATCCATGCCCATTCCGCACCGTCACGGAGTGCATTCTGTTGCATCGTATCGACTCCCGCCATCTTGACGAGCCTACCGATAGACCCTGCCATCACTTCAGGCTTATCGGATTGAAGCTTAGTGCCGTATACAGCCTTTGCAACCTCTCCATACTTTGCCGTCGGTGCTGGTACCGCAGGAGGAACGGCTTTTCCTGATAGTTCTGCAAGTGCTTCATACATTTCCGAAGCGAGAGCGCTTGCTCCCTCCCCGTACTTCGTTGCAAGCCCGTAGCCATACCTGACAAGTCGCTCCATAGCTTCAGGCGTATCAGTTCCAATGGCCTGTATCTCGCCCTCCATCAGCTTTGAAGCCTTTTCGCTCAGCTGACGAAGCGCATCGAGGTATTTTTTCCAGCTTTTGCTTGATACGGTGCTCACTCTTCAATCTCCTCCAGTACGGCCAGTCCTCTTGCCCTCTGTTCCTGTGCCTTTATCCTCCTGATATCAGCCTGGTCGAATCCAATCATCTCCAGGAACGTATCAGTGTCAGCGAATCCCTGACGAGCCGAGGCGATCTTGATGGCTGCGTCTGCTGTTACCGCTACGGACGGCATAGCAGGGTTTTTGAAATGCGCAACGATGCTCTTCTGCGTATCACTCAGGCCGTCGATGGTGGTATCGTTCTCCATAGCCATAGCCATCAGAGCGATGTTCCTGAGTGCATCTCCATTCGATGCGTTCAGCTGTTCTGCCATCAGTACGAGTGTCTGTGACTGTGCCAGGATTGCGTCGGAACTGGTCGGATTGCCTTCGTTTACTACTCCCGTATCCGTTACGGTGAGACCCGTTGCAGCTGAGAACTGTGTCGCCAGTATCTTCAGCATCTCAACGTGTGGAGTGATGGATCCCTGCTGGAGCTGTCCGAAGGTGGGCTTTTCTCCGGTCTCAGGATTGTTCGTGCTGGCTATGATAGATCCCACATACTGACGGAACTTCTGATTTACCACAGCGTCAAACTGTTCGTCTGTTATTCCGAGCAAATACTTCTGTGGTGCGGTACTGAACTCGAGGCCGATGGTGGCGTTTGCGATGGTTCTCACATAGCCCTGAATCAGTCTTCTTATAGGTTCTTTGATTCTGCTCTGGCCGAATGGCTTTCCACTCGTAGGATTGTAGATGATAGGCTCCATCAGAGGCCGTCCCATCTTATGCGGATATGCTTTCGCCTGCCAGTCGTCCGTTTTTTCGTCTTTCCTCAGCATCCATACGGCTTCATCCGTGTCGAGGCGTATCAGATTGGCCGTCCAGCCACCGTTCCCGTCTCTGTTGGGTTCTGTACCGATTACGGCCATTCCGTAAGCGATACGGCCTTTTTCTCCATCCCATACGGCTGAGGCCGAACTGGTGGAGTGGAACCTGATACGGCACTTTCTGTCCGGTTCGCTTGATAATGTAGCAAAAGAGCACCCTATCTTCAGCTCGTCTCTGCAAGCCTTAGGGTACTCTGCTATCAGGTTATTGCGCTGGACTATCTCGTTCAGCTCGTCAACGTCCTCGCCGTTCTCGCCCACATATCCATCGAACATGGAGCGGGATGCCAGTACATCGACTGTCTTGGCTCCCCATGCGCATCCGATCTCGAGCCCTCTGATGCCTTCAGGAAGGGCTATTCCGAGATTGACCTCTCTCAGGGTTATCTTTCCGTTGTAGTATCGTTCTTTTAGTCTGTTTTTGCTTTCTGTATCTTCGTATACGTCAATGAGTTTGACGAGCATCGCCCGTTCCTTATCCCTTAGTCCGTATACTCTGTCAGGGTTAAGTAGTTTTGTCATCTCTATCCGATCCTCATCTTCTTTCCAGGATTCCTTTTACTGTTTTGAGCGCCCCATAATGCCAGGGCTGCTGCTTCTATTGGTGCGGAATTATCACCGCCAAAGCCCCAGCCACCGCCAATGGGCCTTTTAACTGATGTTATTGCGCTCTCCCTTAACGCCTCCTGCTGATAGAACCACGTCACGGCCTTTTCATTAAGTGCGTTCGTTAAAGTCCCGACCGCTGCGATCATATCCTTTGATGATGGCCTTATTACGGATCCCTTCATCTTCCAGGTGTCTGCGATCCGTTCCACCAGCACGTCGACTCCGTTGCGCCCGTCTATGACTACGCAGGAAGCCTTCTGATACCGTTCGTTTAACCAGTCGGACAGCCAGCTGATACCGTGCCCGGTCGGCTTTAGCTGAATCAAACTGATTCGGGCCGGTCCTGATTCGGGAATGACCGCTCCACATAAGGCAACAGTCGACCCGTCTGCGCTGAATTTCACTCCGTAGGCCGTCTTTCCTTCGGGCTTCGGGTCTTCGGAACGGCAGGCATCCCATACGTCCTGCTTTATTGCGTATTCGATCTCATGCTCTACCACCGGAGTCCACCAGCCGAGACGCTCACGAGCGAATGTATCCGGAGGCATCTGCTCGCACTCGCCTTCGATGGTCGTTTCCAGGATTCTCATACCGAGTGCCGGATTTGTCTTTGCCCATCTCTTCCGGTCATGTACGTCTCCAATCTCTTCCACGCTATATTCAAACCACGCAGTCGATTTCGTATCGCCAGCCGTTGCTTTGTCCCGGATACCACGGAAAACAGTCCCGTCTGCCGTCGGGTCCGGAGGAGTACCGGCATAAATTACCTGCGGATTAAGCGATGCGGATATAGCCGGAATGAAAGAGGCTTGAGCTTCTACACTGAGTTCCTGAGCCTCGTCAAATATGAGGAGATCCCCGTGCTGACCTCTGCCTCCGTTCCTTGTCCTGGCTAAATATTTGACCCTTGCTCCTGAGTTGAGAATAATCTGCTCACGTCCGAGCGCGGTCTTAATATCTTTTATATGCTTCCTGAGTTTAGGAGTATCAAAAAAGGAGGCCATCTCTTCGAAGGTCTCCGTTGCTGTTTTCTGCAAATGGGCCGTATATATGACCTGTTCGTTATACATCAGCATCCCTGCCTCAGCTCGTCCCTCCAGTAGTCCGGTCTTACCGTTCTGCCTTGGGACGGAACCGCCACAGGTCTTGCAAATCCACTTGCCGAGCGGACTGATCGCCATCCAGTCGAATATGATTTCCGCCTGCCAGGGATCCAATATCAGTCCACCGCTCCTCAGGATCAGTTCTGCATCAGGTCCATCAGAGTAGTCGTATTCAGGAGCGATTCGGACGGACGGCTCCTGGCTTCCCTGCAGCCGCTCTTCTTGATAAGATCTCTTCGATGTCGTCATCCTTCTGCTCTGCTCCTTCTATCTCTTCTATCTCTGCTAACGTTTCTCTATATTGGCGAGACAGCTGAGCCAGGTCTCTTGCGCCTGGTCTTTTATCTATCTCATCCGCAAGTATGCGGAGTAGCTCCTTTAACTGTTCAAGGCGAGTGCCATCTATAATCTCTGTCATTCCAGCCATATTATGCCATCCTATTGCATTTGCCAGCATTACAGTGCATATGTGCAAGCTGGACGTTATCCCAAGTATGTGTGCCACCTTTTGAAAGCGGTATTATATGGTCGAGCGTTGGATACATTCTGCCGATATGCCCATTAACGATATCACCGCCATCAGTAGGCATCCCACAGATCTGACAAATGCCATTGTCCCGCGCAATCAATGCCCTCAGTGTTATGGTCTCGTCAAAGTCCTTGCACCCATATCGAGATGCGCGTCTATGCCACTTGCCACCGTTATATTTCGTCAGAACGTCTATGCCGAGCTTTCTTGCCCTTCTGTATACCCGCTCTTCGCTCATGTCGTACTTTAAGGCAATTTGTTCGCATGTAAGCGTCTCCGCCTCTTTTCGCAATTCAACATCGGTTATCTTTCGGCCATTAACTGCGTTTCGCTTCAGCCCGTGACCATATGTCTTAATTGCATTGCTAATGGTCTTTTGAGCGCGGTGATGCTTCCGAGCCAACGTGTTAATATCAACGTCGGTTGCATAATACTCATCAACAATTGCCCTTAACTCTTCTTCGGTCGCCTTCCGCTTTGTTTTCTCTCTCGGATGCCGAACGATGCGAGGCTCGCCGTATTTAATCAAGGCTCGGCGAACGGTCTCGTCTGAACATCCATACTTTTCAGCGACTATGCGACACCGTCTGCATTTTCTATATTCTGCTACAAGCAAAGCATCATCGTATAACTTTGTTGCCATATTGTTACCTCCCTAAAGTAACTCCCTAAAAAATGGGCTGGAAACCGTTAGGGATACGGCTTGTCGCGTTGCAATCGCTATCCAGCCTATTAAAAACTGTTTGTGTGTAATTATCCTTGGTCACCAGACCGCTCGTGGAAATCGGCGCT